CCCGGCTTTCATTCTACCCCCTATCCGGCGACCGGCCTAACCCACCGGTCGCCTTTTTTGTGTCATTGTGGTACGATTGAATCTATGAAGGTTGTCGCCGTCGATCCATCCCTCCGCAGCGCCGGAGTTTGCGTGCTTGTCGATGGGGTGGTGATTACCAAGACGCTCACCTCAGACCCGAAAGACCCGATGGACGTGCGCTTGCACGGCATGTGGCGGCACTTCGAGTCGATCGCGAGGCGTCACGCAGATGCGGACGTGGCGGCGATCGAGGGCTACGCGTTCGGGAAGTTCAGCAACAGCAGTTCAATCACGGTGCTCGTCGAGGTGGTCGCGGTAGCGCGGATAGCGTTCGCGGGGTACGGTATTCCGGTCGTACAGTTGGCGAACCAGTTGTGGAAATCGCTGACGATGGGAGCGCGGCTACGCGGGCATAAGAAGGCGACGGTGAGCGAACGGCAGTCGTATTGTGAAGAAGTGCGGAAGGTCTGGGGGTGGCAGTTCGCGACGACCGACGAAGCGGATGCGTTTCTGATCGCGAAGGCGGCGGAGCGGATCATTCGGGGCGTGTCGAATCCGTCGGATGCGGTTCTTGCGATCAGGCAGGAGCTTTCTCGCAGGGGTGTGACGATGTACGACGCGCAGAGGGAGTTGTGCTTTTGAGAGCCGTCGTTGACGGTCTGGAAATAGGGCGGCGTTGGCCGTCAAAGGGGGTCTGTATGTTCAGCCCGAAGGTGAAGAAGTGGCTCAACCGTGGTGGTTTGGGCCTGATGGTGGTCGGCGTGGTTGCGATCGTTGTCGCGGGCGGTGACGCGCAATCAGCGCTCGACACGGCGGGGAAGGCGGCGTCGATCGCGGGAACCGTCATGGTTTTCGTGAGGGAGCTGCTAAACTAACTCGGCGGCTTCATTGAGTTTGGTCGGTCGTCGTGTAAGGGCTCGCGGCGACCGGCCTTTTCCTACGAAGGGGGTAGGTATGTGGTTCAGTTTGGGAACGTTCATTCAAACAACGATCGGTGTGATCGTGTTCAGCATCGCGGGCGTCAGCGGCGCGGTCGGCGAGGTCGAGATCACCGAGGTGGGGATGGTCGCGGAGATTGACGAGCAGTTCGGAATCGCTCTGCCACCGGTGGCGTATGTTCCGGATCGAGGTAGAGAGTTTATTCGGCGTCACGAGCAGGGACATCTTGTTCAGGCGCGGCAGATCGGGATGCTGTATTACCCGGTAGTGGGGATCGCGAGCGCGGTCTACTTTCACACGGGGGCGTTCGGCGATGGTGTCGAGCGATGGGCGACCGATCTTGGAGGGGAGCTATGATCTATCTGGTAACCAAGTTTTTCGAGAAGGATGAGGGGCAGGAGTTGCCCGACGGAGTGATAGGGTTCTGCCCGGTTTTCGGGGATCAGGAGTCAGCGGAGAAGGCGGCGGGCGGCGAGGTTCCGATCATCCAGCTATTGAACGCGGAGGAGATCAAAGAGGCGCGGCGGCGGCAGGAGTTGTCGACCGACGCGCAGGTTGGGGGGTTCGACAATGGCCCCAACTGATGCGGCGAAGAAGGTGGTGATCGGCGCGGGGAAGTTGCCGAATACGTGGAAGATCGTCGAGCGGAGGCGGGACGGCGCGTCATATCGCCGGACGGATGGGCTGGTGGTTATCCTGAGCGTGAGCGAGGAGGATGACGGGCGGACGTGGCTGCACGCGTCGATGAGCCGAAAAAGCAGACTGCCGACGTATCAGGACATGGTGGCGGTGAAGCATCTATTCATCGGCGACGACCGGTATGCGTATCAGGTGTTCGCGCCGAAGGCGATGCACGTCAACATTCACTCGAATTGCCTTCACCTATTCGCGCCGTTGGAGATCGACGACGCGGTGCTGCCGGATTTCACGCGCGGGAGCAGGTCGATATGATCGGGTTGCTGGTGACGATGATCCTGATATCGATTGCGGCAATCTTGCTCGAGGTGATCGACTGGCGGTTCGACCGGAAGCTGCGAAAGCTGCGAGACGAGCGGGAGAGACTGCTACGGGAGTACAGCGAATGGCGAAGGCGTTGAAGGTGACGTGCTCGGGGAGCGCGACGGCTGACATAGACGATCTGCGGGAGTTCCAAGGTGGGCTCAAGAAGATGGGCGCGAAAGCGAAGGCGAAGCTGCGGCGGAGTATCGAGCAGCACGGCTTCTCCGCGCCCATTTTCGTGTGGAAGCACGGGAAGGTGCTCGACATTCTGGACGGGCACCAGCGGTTGACGGTGCTCAGGGAGATGCGGAACGAGGGGGTGACGATCCCGAAGGTGCCGATCGTGGAGATCAAGGCGGCGAACATCACGGAGGCGAAGGCGAAGCTTCTGAAAATCGCGAGCCAGTACGGAGACGTGCAGAAGGATGGGTTCCTTGATTTCGTCGAGGACATGGACGTTGAGGAGATTCAGCTGTCCGTGAGGCTGGCGAAGGGCGAGCTTGATCTGACGATCGACGAGGGCGGCATTGCCGAGGATAAGCCGGAAGTCGAGTTCGCGGAGGAGTTGGGGGAGCGGCACAATTACGTGGTGCTGTACTTTGACAACGACGTGGATTGGCTACAGGCGCAGACGCTTCTCGGGTTGAAGCCGGCGCGGAGTCACGCGAAGAAGAAGGGATTTCACAGCACGGGGGTTGGTCGTGTTGTTCGTGGCGCGGATGCGATCGAGCGGATCAGGGGCGGCGAATGAAGGTCAGCGTGAACTGTCCGAGCTACAAAAGGCCGGTGGTTGAAACGCTGGATTACCTGCCGTTCTGCAAGGTGTGGGTCGATCCGAGTGAGGTGGCGGCGTATCGAGAGGCGAACGAAAACGCGGAGATTGTCGAGTGCGCGGCGGGGGTGCAGGGGAACCTCTGCCGGGTGCGGAATCACATCCTTGATCGGGAGTTTGCGGAAGGCGCGGACGTGGTGCTGATCATCGACGACGACATGAAGGGGCTCTACTACTGGGAGGATGGCGAGCGGGTGCTGGTCGAGTCGGAGGCGTTTGCGCCGACGGTGGAGAAGTACAGCCGGTTGGCCGCGGAGTGGGGCGCGAAGTTCTGGGGCGTGAACGTGAGCTTTGACAAGCAGTTCTATCGGGAGAATACGCCGTTTTCGACGGTGAGCTACATCGGGGGGCCGTTTCAATGTTTCTTGAAGGGAAACGAACTGCGGTACGATGAGCGGTTGCCTCTGAAAGAGGACTACGACATGACCTTGCAGCAGCTGAACCGGTATCGGATCGCGTTGCGGGTGAACAAGTATTTCTACGTGGTGAAGCAGGCGAAGCAGTCGGGCGGGTGTGCGACGTATCGGAACCACGAGCGGGAGGCGGCGCAGTTGGATGCGTTGCAGAAGAAGTGGGGGCGGAAGATCGTGAAGGTAGACACGGGCGTGAGAAATCACATGATGCGGCGTGATCGGGTGAGGCGTGATTTCAACCCGGTGATCCGGGCTCCGATCGCGGGGGTGTGATCCAGATAAGTCAGAGAGGATTGAAGTATGGCGAAGGGAGCGAGAAACTACCCAAAGACAGCGGTGTTGAAGGCGATCAGCGGATCGAACGGAATCGTAAGCGTGGTGGCGCAGCGGTTGAAGTGCGACTGGTCTACGGCGCGGAAGTACATCGAGAAGTGGCCGGACACGCAGGATATCTTCGCGGCGGAGCGTGAGCGGGTCACGGACGTTGCGGAGTCGAACATCGTGTCGCGGATCAGGGCGGGAGACGAGGAAGCGAGCAAGTGGTGGTTGAATCGGATCGGGAAGAAGCGCGGGTTTGTGACCAAGACGGAGTTCAGCGGCGAGTTCGATGGCGTGGTGACGTTCGACATGGTGATGCACGAGCCTGACGAGGACGACGACGAGACGGATGAAGATTAAGGCGAGCGTCAACAAGCGATTTGCTCACCTGTTCGTGAAGGAACCGGAGGCGCGGTTCTACGTCGAGAAGGGCGGCGCGGGATCGGGTAAGAGCTACAGTATCGGTCAGGCGATCATCCAATCGTGCATGGCGAACGGGGCGCGGCGGTGGTTGTGCACGCGGAAGGTGCGGACGACCATTCGGCATTCGGTGTTCGATCTGTTCATTCACCTGCTGCATGAAATGAACCTCGAGGGCTTGTACCGGGCGAACCGGTCTGACCTGACTATCGAGTTCGTGACGGGCGCGGTGATTATCTGCGTCGGTCTGGACGACGTATCCAAGCTGAAGTCGATTCATGGGATCACCGACGTGTGGATGGAGGAAGCGGACGAGTGTACGTCGTCGGACTTCCGGCAGTTGAACCTGCGGTTGCGCGGCGGGAACCAGCGAAAGCGGATGATCTTGAGCTTCAATCCTACGTCGGCGCTGTCGTGGATCAAGCAGGAGTTCTTCGACAACCCGAAGGCGAACGCGATCGTGCACGAGTCGACGTACCGGGACAATGCGTTCATCGACGACGAGTACCGGGCGGAGTTGCGGGCGCTCAAAGATGTGGACCAGTATTTCTATCAGGTCTATACGCTCGGGCATTGGGGAGTGCTCGGGAACCGGGTGTTCCACAATTTCGTGGTCGAGGACTTCCGGTATGGCGAGGAAGATTTCGACGGCGTTTCGCAGGGTATGGACTTTGGGTTCAACCATGCGTCGGCGATCATTCGCGTCGGGTGGAAGGATGGCGAGTTGTGGGCGTTCGATGAGCTCTACGCGAAGGGGCTGACGAACGCGCAGTTGATCGACGCGGCAATGGGGCCGGAAGGGGTCATTCCTGAGACGTTCAGCGGAACGGTTATCGCGGATTCGGCGGAGCCGGACAGGATCAGGGAGTTCAACGAGTCGATGGCGCAGCGGAAGATGCGCGGCGGAGTGGTTGGCGCGAAGAAGGGCAAGGACAGCGTGAGGATGGGGATCGATTTCTTGAAGCGGTATCGGATTCATGTTCACGCGAGCCGGTGCCCGAATCTGGCGCGGGAGATCGCGAACTACAAGTGGCGCGAGGACAAGGACGGGAATATACTCGAGGAACCGGTGCCGTTCGCTGACGACACGATCGCGGCGCTGCGGTATGCGGTCGAGGATCAGTGGGCGACGGCGCAGAGGTTCACGGTGTTGAAATCGAGCGACGAGCGGCGACGTGAGAAGCGGGAGCAGATGGAGCGCGAGGGGGCGCAGAAGTGATGGGTGTTGTGGTCAGGATTCTCTTGTCGGTGTGGTTCGGTTTGGTTGTGGCGGGATTTGCGAGCGGATTGATGATGTGGCGTGATGCGAGGCATGAGCACACGCCGTCGTCGTTGCGTGAGGCGGTCGCGGCGAGGCATACGGTGGCGGGTGCGGTATTCTTTGCGGTTCTAACGATATCTCTTTTCGTTCTCGGAAGTTAGTTTGACGGCGAACGTAGAAGGGGCCTACAATGGTGAGTAGATGGGAATCTTGAATGGCGTAAAGCAGTTCACGCGGATGGTGTTCGCGCCGCATGTCTCACG